CATGAAAGTAAGTAAGACAGTGGTAGAAAATTTTCATGGAGGAAACTTAGTGACAACCTGGTTATTTGATGAGATTTGAGTAATTGAAATCTAACGGTAGTTCTTGTTGATAATATTTAGCAATTTCAAATAGAATATGTTTTATATTATCACTTGTAATATTCATAAACAAAAGTACTTCTTTAATATTCTTAGTGAAAATTGATAAGAACTAAGAATTAGCAATTTTCTCCGATTTCTAGTGGTCTACGCGAAACATCTGGTTCATATGTGCTATTCAACCAGGGAGAAATTACTTTTTTAGGATTAGGTACTTCACTTCGGAATTGAAGATTTGCGTTTTTCATTGTACCCATTGTTGTATTCAGACCTACATGGTGTCCTGCTTGAAGAAAGTTTTGATCTTTAACATCACCTTGTCCAGCAGGATTTAGTTGTGCCCATCGGGAATTGGCTGCATCTTTTGGTAGAAGGTCATTTGCAGTAAGACGATCCTTAGGGAAACAATCACTTTGAAGTTGTTGCCCTGAGAATTCTACTGGCTTGTAATCTTCATCCTTAAGAGGCTCAGATGGTTGCACATGTGTAGGGGTTTTCTTATCAATGCCACCATTTTGAATGATGGGAAGAAGTTTTTGAACGTCTTCATAGAATTTTTCAGAATGAGAGACTTTTTGGCGTTGTGTGTAACGAGTTACAAGCACAAACAAAGTCACGATCGCGAGAAGAATTAAAAAAATTCTAACTAGTAGGTACTTATCCATATTGTTTTATAATTAGCATACATATTTTTTTTTACATTAAAAAATATAATCTTAATCGTCTAAACACAAACTTTCGTATTCAACTTCTATTGAATTCAAAACAGACAAATTAAATTTAGCATCATCCATTTTATTACAGATTTTTGTAACAGCATCCAACTTGGATTGTAACTGACTTATAGTTTGTTCTAGCATATTTGCTTGACTAGATATTTTTTGGTGTAGAGCTTCAAAGATAATCTGTACTTGCTCGGCATCAGGTTCAGGCACAATATCTTGTTCCAACATTTCATCTTCCCAATTATCTTCATCTGAATCAATGCTATTAAGAAAATCATTCTCAATAGGTTGTGCCGCAATTAATTCCCATTCCGGTATAAATCTTTGTTTGTAAAAACGTAATCCTTTTAGAGAAACTACAATATCATGCTGACCACATTCTAAGATGTCATCTGCCCCTTGGAGTTTAAGTTTTAAAACATACGCATTCTCTTTATTTAGTAAAACAGATGTTGTATAATATTCCTCAATAACGTTTTCATCTAAAGCTTTTGCAAACCATCCTGATATGTTAGTTTGAACCTGATCTATACAATGGTTGTCAAAATCTATCATTTTTTTGCAAACAAATTTTGGTACCTTTAGAAATAAAACAGTGTAATATTTAGTCAAATGTTTTACTTTCTTGTGTTTAAGGACATGTAAATTATGGAAATGAATATTTAATTGTTGATTATTATAAGTCATTTTTCCAAATAAAGAATCATCTGTACGTTTAGGTTTGCTAATTTGAATAGCACTCAACTCTAAAGATTGTACCTCAATATCTATTTCAGACATTTATTATGAAAAAATGAAAAATGATGGTATATTTTACGCAATATATTATAATGGATAAGTGTGACAACTTGATTTCAAAGGTAGCCAATCATTTCATTGACATTATGGCAGATGAAATGAATAAAGAAGAAATGAAGATGATCATTCATAAAAAGCTGTTGAGTCCTTTATTAAACATGATTTACACAGAAGTATATCCCTACATATATGGTTTATTCATAACAATCTTTTTGATTTTTATTTTATCACTGTTGACCTTTATTTTATTTGTTTTTTCAAGAATAAGAAAGCCGTTGTCTATATAAGAGTTAATTGATATTGAAATGAAATGTCAGATATTGGAATAGAAAAAGAATATGTCGAAAAGATATCAAAATGGGTTGATTTAGATAATGCAGTAGAGAAGAGGAAGGCTAAACTCAAGTTCTATACAGATGAAAAGAAAAAGTTGGAAGATGATATACTGGATTATGTAGAAGATAAAGAAATGACAAATTTGCAGATAAATATAAGTGATGGATATATCAAGTTTTTTGAAAACAAGGGTTTTCAGGGCTTGTCCTTGAAAACATTAAAAGAACTGCTAAAAAAATATTTCGAAACTTCAAATGTGTCACAATCAGTTACTGCTGACCATATTTACAACTTTATTATCAAGAATAGAGAAGTAAAAACAAAATTATCCATCAAAAGGCATATTACAACTTAGTGTCATAAATAAATTGAATTACATCAGATATTAAACTTTCTTGGTCGTATTTAAGGATGCGATGACTACTTTTAAAAGTTGCACATACGTCGAGCAAATAGTCAACAATTTTATCAACTGTTCTATAATTTTTCGCATACCATTTTGATATTTCAACTTCTTTGTTTTTAGTTACTATTGGAACAAGTACCTGTTGATTTGTATCTACTGGTTTAACGTCTGTAGGATCAAATGTGTATATTACCCCTTTTTCTTTGTCACGACGGATCGATAGCATTGTGTATTTATTTAAGACAATGGCTTTAAATAATTAAAAATAATGAACTTTTCAGAAGCAACAAAAAAAGAGATGCCATGTGAGCCTTGTGTTCAGAGGGGGTTTGAAATACCCAGAGAAAAGGTTCATGAAACAATTCATAAATATTGTAAGAATCTCTCCAATAACGTCAAGGTTGTTAAATTATCTGAAGCCGATAACGATTTTATAGAAAAAAATTCAGAAACTATTTATAATGCATATATGGACTTACGGGAAGCATATGAATACCAAAACCTTTTTGCAAAAGTAGATTATAATGGATTTTTAGACATTTTTTTGAAAAATGTTATATATGGGGAAAAGGAATCTGATAGTGACGATGAGCAATATGATAATGAAGACGGCCAATAAATTTTCTATAATAAATATAAATTAAATGTCAACTAACAAAACCAAAAAAGGAGGATCTGTTATGAGTGATCTTAATAAACTTGTCGTTCCCTTTGGTCTGATTCTAGCTGAGAGAAGTCTGAGCAAAATGTCCAAAAGTGAAAAAAAGACTACAGGAAAAGCAACAGTCGACAAACTTGAAATGAACAAGAAAGCGGCTGTGGGTGGCAAGAAGACACCTAAGCAATCAAAAGGTGGTGCTGCAAAACTAACAACCGAATTTAACAAATTATCTTCAGAAATCGAACATTTCCTGTCAAAATATTAATTTGATATCATATTTGCCTCACATTGTTTAATTTTTTCCATTATTGCACTTGAATGTTCAGTGTCATAATATTTCCAAGCAATATATATATCTGCCAAGCCCTCAATATTATCTTCAGTAATATTTTTTACAACAAACCAACATCTGTCATAAAAGACTTTCTCAGGTAGATGAATTGGTTTTTTGAAAGAATGAATCTTTCCTTTGTATTCAATAATTGTCTCCATTGTACTTATACTTGAATTATTTTCTTTAAGTTATAATAATCGTAAGATGATATCTGCTTCAAATTTTAATTCATCAGCGCTCTATACAATTGACATATCATCTCTGCTAGGTTCTGAGTACTCTGTTATGTTTGATGATATTGTTAGAATGGTACTAATACAGTTTACAATACAACTTATGTTTTACATGTCCGTACCCGAAAGGTCGTTTGTTACAGAAGAGTTTGTGTTGTTAGTATTATATATCATCTTAGGGATATGTTTGTATTGGTTAGTGTTTAAGAAAATGTTAAAATTTGTGTAGTACAATGAAGAATGAAAATCAAATTTCTGAAAAGAATATTATCAATGCAACATTGTGAAAAACAACGAGAAGATTTAAATGCATCATTCACAAGTAATATTGATCTAAAGGAAGTATTACACATGCCTCGTAGCAGTCCGGATAATAATGTACACGTGGGTAAGGATGTTTATGATGATATTGAAATGATAAGACCATATAGAGAAGATGATGAATCAAACACCACCGTATATGATGTAGTCAATTTCACAAAATTAAGTGGTTCTGAAATATATCTCAAACATATTTTATTGAATCCCACGACAGATATTAACAAGTTATTGAAACGGAGCCAAATACTTACCAATGTAGAACAACATTATAATTTTATAAATAGTCGTTTGCATGAAATGCAACAAGTTGAAAATGATGTGCTTTGGTTATTCGAAGACAAAGATGCAAATATAACAGCGTTATATGATATGGTATACTTTAGGTTCTGGGTGACGAAAAGATTGAACAAAATTCCATCAGCAGTAACTATATTAAACCTGTATAAAATGCTACTCTCCCCTCTTATAGGCATTTTATCACCAATAATGTATTTTGTTATTCCTTATCTTGTATTATCTTATAAATACAAATTGAACATTTCATTCAAGACATATTTATCCTTATTATTTCAATCGTCTAAAATGTTGTTTGAGATGAATGGGTGGTCGGCAAGGCTTCAATATTCGTCATATATTTTTTCATTAGTATTCTATTTTCAAGGTGTTTTTAATAGTGTCGAAGTTTCAAGAACGTCATATAATGTTGCTAAATTTATCACAAACCGAGTTGAAAATATTATCAAATTCATTGACAAGGGCAACGATGTTCTTGAAATTTCAGAAACATTGCCAATTGCCAGGATTTTCTTTGGTGTGGAAGATGAATCACTTGATTTAACAAGAATTCAAACTCCTGTGATAGGAGGTTTTGATTTGGGTTCAAAATTAACATTCTTCAAAACAATTGATAAAACTGACCTCACAAAGTTTATCACAAGAGCATACCAAACCGATGCTATTATGTCTATTATTCAATATAAAAAGTTGTATTGTCTTCAATATACATCTTTTGTTGATGGACTTGGTCCACTGATGGAATTCAATGACTTTTGGCACCCATGCATATCAAAAGATAAAGCTGTGTGCAATTCAATATCTCTCCAACGAAATAGCAGAAACATGATAATAACTGGTCCTAATGCTGGGGGGAAATCAACATTGGTAAAAGCAATATTAATAAATACATTACTAGCACAAACTACAACTGTGGCATTTTGTTCAAATAGTAGAATCAAACCTTTCAAATTTATAAATAGCCAAATAAATATTCCAGATTGCAAAGGCAAAGAGAGCCTTTTTCAAGCAGAAATGCACAGATGTAAATATAATTTTGATTCATTCAATGAATTATCAACAGGTGATTGTGCATTAGTTTTAATGGATGAAATTCTAAGTTCTACGAATCCGTTGGAAGGCATCTCTGGGTCATATGCAATTCTAAAGAAAATGGCGACATATACAAATTGCGTAGTAATATTTACCACACATTTTGCTTATTTGACAAAACTTGAAAAATGTTCTCATTCGTTTTTGAATTACAAAATGGATGTCATGATAAACAATGGGGTATTCCAGTTTCCATATGTTATGAAACGAGGGATATCAAATCAATATATTGCATTGGACTTGCTAGAGAGTGAAGGATTCTATAGTGATATTATACAAGAAGCAAAGACACTGCGACAAAGGTTATCTGCGTTTAATGAAAAAAGAAAAGATATACATAGTGTTAAAAAATAAATGAATTTCAGTGGATTTCATCTTCATATGGCATTAGTGATTGGATTGATTTGCATTGTGATATATGTATTTTATGTTTCAAAAGATATAGTAACAATCGACAGAGAAGTAAGGTCTCTTAGAGCAAGAATAGAAACTCTTCAAAAACAAACAGCAAATATGGCATTAAATCAGGTGTCACCGTCTCCCGTGCCAGTGGTAAACAGTCATGCAAGTACCCAAGTTGATGTACCTGCTACTTGTGAAGTGCCTGTAGTAACAGGTAATGATAAAAAGAATGATGAAAATGAAAATGAAGATGACCTAGAAAGCGTTGATAGTGGTAAAATACAACAACTGCTAAGCCATATCGATGAGGAAGAACACCAAGTTGCTGAGGTTTCCGTATTAGAGGATAAAGTGGATGAAGATATAAAATCATCTATTTCACCACCTTCTACGGATACACTAAGCAAAGATATCAGCGCCACAGAACTCAGGGAGCTTTGCAAGAAAAATGGACTTGCAAACAAAGGAACTAAAAAGCAATTACTTGATACACTAAAAGAAAATGGAATTGTATTGTAGCATATCTTTTTTTGTTTGTTTATATAAATAAAAACAATGTCTTGTGGAGATCGTGTAACAGATTGCAAATACAACTGCCCCAACAGATTAAGTGATGGTAGACATTTTACCGATTATCGTCCTCGTTGCTTTACAAACTTTGATGCCCTTCCTAAACCAATGTCATCCTATGATTATAGAATGTATCTTACACACCAAGCCGAGCATCTTATTGAACAAAACCGCCAAGATGCTTTTCGTAAAAACATGTGCGAACCCTGTGTAAATCCATCTACAATGTTGCCAGAACAACATGTTCAAGTATGTGACGGAAGAAAGTGTTCATTTCCCGTAAATGATCCAAATGGACTTGGTCTTGGAAGGAAATATGGAGGTGCAGGACATTTACATGGTGAGGCATATTCTGTAAAGGGATGTGAACTGCCAATTATGAACCAAGAATTTGCACCCGTTCAATAAATATTTTGTTGTAATTTTATTTTTCTAATGACAAGAAACATGAAAAACTTGTTATCATATAATAATAAAGTCATGTATTTTGAGAATGCATATTGTCTTGGCAAAGTGCATGTAGATTTAGAAACAAGTGATGTGCACATTCATGGAACAGTCACAGATATAGTGGATGATGGTGAATTATTTTTCATAGCTGCCGCTCCACCTGATTATCATTATAGTTTTCCAGGAAGTGGTCTCCCCTTTGCAAACCCATTACAGGCATTTCAGAATTCTCCCAATAAGGGAATGGTTCAACTTCAAAGTAACAAATTCAGCATACGTCTCCTACATCCAAATTCTTATTATGTTGGCCTTGGAAGTGTTTTGATTCCACCAACATTGAGTTTACGTTATAAGACAGGAGGTGAATATAAAACAGTAAATGTCAAAATTGCAGATGAAGTGCCTTTTAGACTTTTGTCGTATCCCAAAGGTTTACATTATAACAGACAAGATGCAACATTTTACAAAGATACAGAAAAATTGCCAATACGTTCTCAAGAAGCTTTATTACGTGATTCGGCATATCCTAAGACAAATTCTCCTATGGACAATTATTGGGGATTAAAACCAAGACACTAACCAATGCATGAATCCCTTTGCTGTAGGTTTCACTGGGGTAGTGATGCTGTGATCGGATAGTGAATGTTGGGGAACAGATACCTTGGCAACTGCTTTTGTTTGTTTTTTCTGTTTTTGATGATGATCATGATGATGTTCATGATGCGCGTCATTTCCATGTACTATCCAGTCAGCAAATCCTTTCAAACTTGGTTCTTCCGGATTATCTAATAAATGGGACGGGATACGTGAGGCTGGTTTACCTTTTGTTAATTTAACGTTGTCAAGTCCTAATGTCAATAATTCAGGTTGTACATGTGGTTTTTTAACCACTGGACATGTTTTTACAGATGATGCATTCACCAGGTTGTATTTTTGTTTAATAAGATCCAAGGAATGAGCATCAAGGGTTGTATTATTTGGTTTTTGGACGTTTTCTCCATTTTCAAATATGGTTCGCCAACTCTTACAAGGAACTGAATCATATGTTGAAGAATTTGATTTATCCCAACATTTACATTTTTTGTCTTTATTGTTTTTCCCACAGAAATTGCTGATAGATTTCTTACATTCTATACTTGATGCAATAACATCATGGGGATTGCTCCAATTATCAATACCGGTACATTTGGTACATGTGCTTGCATCAAATGGACAATTTTTCAAATCATCTAACTTTTTGGATAATTCTTTGACATGACGCTTGTATTCCTTAACAACGTTTTCAAGACTTCTTTCTTGTAACATCATATGATCATATAGTTCTTTGATATCATGATCTGATAAAGCAGTGCTATAAACACCGAACGCTTTAATGTAGCCATTCCAATGTCCGTCACAATTAATACACATTCTCTTATTGCTTAAAAGAACTTCTTGATTTACAAGTTTACTCTTTATTATTTCATTGGGTGTGCTGTCAACGGACGATACAATTTTAAGAGATATTGACGAAGGAGTTTTAGTAATCACATATAAATATACTAAGTTTTTGTCAAGATTTATTTCTTCTTTTCCATTGTACGTATCTTGATCAAATTGAATATGCACAGTGCCGGATTGGAAGACACCAGATGATTTAACATTTTTAAGTGACAATGATATTCCATTGTTATCATTACTATTACCAAATACCTTGAGGATATTTGTCGATTCATTATCTGTATTAAGGATATCGTGTTTACATATTAAGAATAATGTAAACTCTGATTTTCCTGTAACACCCAAATTAAGGGAATGAGGTCCATTCAACACATTTTGTCCCAAAAATAGACCGTTCTTTTTGTTGAATGTTGGATAGTTATTAAAGGAAAAATCCCTTGTTAGCAACTGTCCTTGCATACTAATTTGATTATTGCCTGGAGAAGGAGGGGAGATATTAAGCCATGAAGACCCTGAACCAGTATATGAATGTGTACTATATGTACTCACATATGTTTCCAAATTTGATGATATTATGGAAATGTCTTCATCTACAGGTTCAATAACCTTTACATTGCCGACTTGTTTTGATTGACCATTTGCACTTTGTGTTGTATTATTTGAAGTTATTAGACTGTTTAGAAATTTAATTTTGTTCATATCAATATTTGTGGGTATAGCATCATTTTGAAAGGATTCTAGTAAAAACCTTTGATAAATTACAATCCCAAAAACAGTAAATGTTGTGAGAAGCACAATAGCATTCATGGAAATACTTTTCAAAAAAACTGCCTTTAGCAATACTATTGAGAGTAATACAAATAAAATGATTAAAATCATAGTTTATTATAATTTTAGATAAGAAATGTTTCGTTTGTTTTACTTGTAATTAATAACGATAGATATTATACTTTACTGATGCAAAAAGAGGAAAACATTAAAATAATAAAGCTAGATGGGGGAGAGTCATCTGATGACAGTGATATGGAGCCATTATCTGATGCTAAAAAGGTTACAGAACTCGCCAAAGATAGCGAATCGGAATTTGAGGATTCTGAAACAGAAGAGACATCTGAAGAAGTAGAAGAATCTGAAGTGAATGAATCATCTGAAGAGGATAATGAAAGCGATTGCTCTACTACTGAATTGTTGGCAGCAGATCCCTTGTATTTTGTATTAAGCAGATTTTTTATAAGTGAGGATGGGAAAAACATTGCCACTATTCTCCAAGATATTGATTCCAAACTTGGTGAACTTGTTAAAAATAAAAAATAAAAATTAAAGAAAAGAATCTAGGTTATAGGCCTTATTGTACTTTTTTTGATATATACCTTCTTTTTTTTGATTTCTACTTGTGGTAGAGGAATTGAAGTTTTATAAACATCTGCAATATTGGTTTTGATACAGAGGCAAATAAAATCATATGCATCATTAATTTGTTCAATAGACTGTCCACCTGTAATAATTATACATCCACTCTGAAATACAGCAATAGTAATTTTTTTGCACTCACCATCTCCGACCCCACAGCCTTTACCATCACACTTGCCTTTACAGTAACATGCCCCATTGCATAATACATTTTCTTTGTTCCACCAGTATTGTACTTTTACACCAGGATAAATGCAAGGTTCATAGGTGCACAAAGTACTATATTTAGAAAGTACAATGGAATATAATTTGTCACGTTTGAGTTCAATTCCGATTTTAAAATCACAGTTGATTAAACGAATTCGATAATTTGTATTTGTCATTAAAGTTATATCACCTACAATATCATTGTCAGTCTTGTAATATATGTCTTTCAACACATGGATGATAAAATCAATAATATCAATCCCTTGGTCTATATAACGGAGTCCTGTCATCTGTACATTTCCATTTTTGAATATTTTGCAGTTTACGTTGATTTGTTTCCCCAACTTGGAACAATTATATCTGTAGACAATTGTCACTTGATTATCAAATCTTTTTTTTGGAGTTGAGGTTGTTCCATTTACAGGTTTCTTTTTTGCAGTCCCTTTTTTTATTGTATCTGATTTTCTATTTCCATACTCAACATATATAATTCCATTACATTCATCATCTTCACTGATGACAATGTTTGAAAATAAACTATCCAAATTGACACATGTGTTCACACTTCCTGTTGCCGTAATTGTAGAAATCTTATATGGCGTTGGATTTATTTGAGGGATATCCATCATGAGCTTTAAATGATTCAGTATTTCAAATTTTCTTTATAAAGTAATAAAATAAACCTTTAAATGGTTGTTATAATCATTTTTTCTTAGTTTTGTTTTTACGTGCCAGAGAGGACTCATAATCGCTGGTAAATTGTTTATATGTGGATTCAAAATCTTCAAGATCCAACATCCACATTTGTGCACATGTACGATTAATTGTGCTTTCTAGTTCTATCTCCATTTCAGATAGTGTTACCTCTAGTTTTAGCTTTTTTTCTGCTGTCAAATTGTAAATTGGCATACCTACTAGATAGTCAAATGAGTTATCTTTCTTTGGGTAATTCTTTGAAACAAGTTGGTCTTCAATATTAACTTTTGTTTCATTGTATATTTTAAGTGTTCCTGCAATTACCTCATTTATAAAATCGATTTTAGCTTTCATGATGATTCTATCCTGTTCAAGTTTTGCTATTTGATAATCTTTTCTTTTTTGATAGTATTTTATACGAAGATTGTAGAAATCTTTCATAATTGTTGTAACATCGCTGTATTTAGTGATTTGTCGTTTCTCATTAAACAAGTACATGTTCGTTGTGCTTAAGGTTTTTGAACTCACCAATTTGAATTCATTTTCCAATTTCAAAAACCCATTATCATCGGTTGTTAGGAGGTCATCGAGGGAAGCCGCATTCTGGAAATGAAGAACAAAGTCAACTTTAATGTCGTTGTAATGGCTCTCGTAATTTTTGAGATAAGGTTTACTATCTATCATTTGTTCCAGAAGCTCTTTGAAATCCTCTGTCCAGAAACCAATTGGTAATTCTTTTATTTTAATTTTAGTAGGGGACAATTTTTCAAATGTCCCTCTTGTAAAGTATTTGCCATTTGTGTCTGTCATTGAACCAGTAAATCCAAGATACCATGGTATTAATGTAGGGAGATCATCATCTTGTCTCA